CCGCAAAGCTGCTACAGGCGGCGCTAGGCGTGACGGCAGACGGTGTTATCGGCAGGGCCACAATCGCTGCTGCGACCGCTGCCGATCCTGTGGAGCTGCTCGAGGCGTTTAGCCTGGGCAAAGAGGCTTTTTACCAATCCCTGCCAACTTTTGGCGTGTTCGGCAAGGGGTGGCTGAATCGTGTGGCGCATGTCCAGGATGCGGCAGAGGGGATGATTTCGTAATCGTGAAACACTATACCTGCCGCCGCATTGCCGACCTTGCAGGCCTTCACCCACACATTTTTGCCATTACTCAAATGCCTTAAATGACCGCGCCGGTCATGTAGCCTTGGTGATGCGTGTGTGCCGCCTTGATGCTCACGCTTACCGGTTTTCGGGCCAATAATGACCGTGTTCCAATCATAAGTAGGTTTCTTTCCCTGCGCGATTTTGCGGCGGTTTGTGAAAGTGTTTTTAACTTCCGGCCTGTAAGACTCGCAACCTTTCTCAAGCGACCGATACCAACATCCGACCATTGCAAGCATTAACTCTGCGACATCCTGCTGCACAGGTGCGTCATCATCAACGCCGCCGTATCTGATCTGATCGCCTTCGATTAGATAAACCATCGGCGGCATTGTTTTCGGCCTGACTCCGACCGGCCCTTTCCACATAGTCACAATTACGCCATCTTGCGGATCGGTGCCAGCGACCAGCATCATCACTTCGTAGTCTGGATGATTCCTCGTCGCACCACGCCAGACCACAAAGCATTTCTCAAATGGCGGTCGATACGTCATCAACGGCTCAAGATCAGCGTTTTCTGTTCCTCGCATTGCTGACGATATATCGAACCACTGTATATCTACTGGATCGAAGTCTCCGTCAATCATCCACTTCAATGTGGATTTAATCAGAGGTGTCATCCGTTTTCCTTTAGATAATAGTTTTTATCTAGCAATACTTCATCGCGTGTCATTTCATCACCTCAATGCCGTAAAGCATAATCAGCGCAAAAATGATTATTAAGCCGGTTACGCCAGCATCAAAAAAGCCCTCGCGGTAGCAATGCTTACAGTGCGGCGTATGGATCTGCCATTCTGGTTTTTTACCGTAAACATTTTTCCAGTCGATCATTTAAATATCCTCCGATCTTTTACGGCTAAAAAAGACACGCTTTTGCGCTCAAAACAGCTTTTGCATTTCCATATCCGGCGCGTGCCTTTGGTAATCTTGACCAGCTTGTAGCCAGCCTCCCGTCGGCAGGACTGGCAGACTGGGGCGATCATTTCTTACCTTTTTTAGCTTTGCGCTTGTACGCTTTCATGCGGTCTTTAAGACCGTCTGCCGACGTGTGCGACGCGGCATTAACATACTTGAATCTCTTGTCCGTTAATTTCAATGCCAGTTTGTCATTCATGATTTCCTCTCATTCCAGCGTTTGATGGCAACCTCAAGGGGCTGGTCTAGGTCGGCGTGGGGGCCGATCATCTGGCATTCTTCGCAGCAGATGGCGATGACGTTCGGTTTAACCTCGTCGACCAAAACATCATCGTTGCCGCAAAACGGAAACGGCAGGATGACGATCTGGCGTTTCTGGCGCTGCTCTCGGGCTGTTTCCCAGCGGTCGAGATCCTGGCTGAATTCGCGCTCAATCCGGTCAAAGTCGTTTGTGCTCATTTTGTCACCTTTTTGGCTTTTGTCGGTTTGTCGGCCTTTTCCCACGGCAGATCGTCGACCAGATCCTTGAAATGGTCAACCGGCTGTGACTGCGTAATGTCGCAATCAAACTCCGTTTTGATGGCAGTCAGGGCAAAATCCCCCAGCAGTGATTTATCCGCAATATTGGTTATATCCTGGCTAGTGTAGGTCGGTTGCTGGAACTCGGTGCCGGTGATCTTGTTGCGGTATGTCAAAAGATTATTGGTCGCGTCCATCAGCTCGGCAAACCGGCCGAGCAAAGTCGGAATGTGGCGGTGCTCACCACAGCCTGCACGTTGCGCTGATACATCCATGTCAGGCTTGCCCTGTGCACACGACCAGCGGGCCTCTCCGTCAGTCTCAGGCGTGCTGTGGGCGCAGGTTCGGCAGCTCACGGCGGGTGCTTCTGTGCCATAACACTGATCTTTAAACCGGCAGAACTTGCAGGTGAAGTTTGTCGCATCGTCGGCCAGCGTGACGGCAGGTTCTGGGCTTGTAATGATGCGCTCGGCGCGTAAGTAGGCCATCTGAAACTCATCTTTGTCGAACTCGACGCGCTCGGCGTGGATTTCGTCGGTGTCTTTGTTGACCATCAGATACATGGCGCGAGTTAGGCCAGCCCAGCCCATGTATACTTGCATCTGCACCCAGTGCTGCAACTTGGACTTCTTTACCCCATTTTTCACCATCGCGGCAAAGCTCTTGGCGTTCGCGGTCTTGAACTCCAATAAATGTGGCGTCTTGGGCGCTTCCGGTAAGCCCAGCCCAACACCGTCAAGACTGCCGGAAAAGTGGCCGCCAACAGCCTTGTAACGCCACTGGTTGCCGTCTGCGTCTTTATCCCACACCTCGACACCTATGGCACGCAGATCCGCAATCAAGCGCGGTTCCTGGTGGTTTCCAGTGTCGAACAGGCGCAGCATCCGGCCATCAAAGTCGGCCGGTTTTGCCCAGCGGAATGACAGCCAAAGGTAACGGTCGCATTCGTGGCCGATCTCGCTGGCGCCGAGATGCGGGCGCCCCTGCCGGTCTGCTGTCTGTTCGTAGTGCTTGAAAATGGCGGTGCGGGTGCTGTTCTGCGGTTCTGGTATCTCTGCCATGATTCCTCCGTAACGCCGGGGCGTTGCCGCCCCAGCTTGTGATTACTTCTTTGCCCAGGGCGTGGCTGCCGCAACCTTGCCGGTCGCAAAACCTGCCGGTGCTGCCGGTTTAGCTTTTGGCGCCGGTGCGCCTGTGGCAGTGCTGTAACCCTTAATGCGGTTGGTCATCTGGCCTGACTGCGGGTTCAGCTCCTGCACCACATCCACCGTGAGGGGAATGTTGTGCAATTCATCGCTGTCGCCGGGTTCCATGATGCCGACACAGTGACAAATGGCCGACAGCTCACGCTCGGCGATCTGGACCGCAGTGGCGTTGGGGTTCACAAGATTGAGGCGAGTCCACAGCTTGCGACCGCTGTGCTTGGTGTCGCCGATCACTTCCATCGTCAGCATCAAGTAGGCGCCGGTTCCGGCTTTGGTTTCCTTCATCTCTGAATCAGTGATGATCACCTCATAGCGACCGGCGGGAAGGGCGTCAAACGACTGTTGCGGTTCTACAGCTGCGGCGTTGAAATTAAGTGAGGCCATGATTATTTTCCTTTGGTTTGGTTGGGTGCTGCGGTTGTCATTGCATCTGCCAGTGATTGCCAATCAAACGGCAAACTGTCGGGCAGGCTGTAACGATTCTTAGCGAGATAAGCGGGTTTCTCGGACGTGTAAAGCAGGCGCTTGCCGGTTGAAATCCCGCGAGTGACCTTATTATTGAATCCAACATCTGCGGTCTTGACGGTCGTTTTGTAATTGGCAAATCCAACTACGTCGCAAAACTCTTGCAGCAAGGCACTGCTGCGACCTTGCAGCTTGGGCTGGTATCTCTCGAACGGATCAACCTCGGGGCTGTCGAAACGCTTGATTTCGCTGTGCGCCAGCAAAATGGACGCCATGCCGCGAGCACGCAGATCATTGATGCCGTCAAGGATCTTGCGCCAGTAGTCGGCGGCGATCACCGCCCCCTTGCCGAATCCCAACGCCTTCTCATCATACTTGGCGTTAATGTCTTGCCAGATCAGATTGTCAAGCCAGTCCAGACTATCAATTACGACCGTTTGAAAGTCATGTTCGCCTTTGAGAGCAGCAAGCGCATCGTGCACATCTGCCAGCTTGGTTGCCAGCGGGAAGTGGTCGACCTCCAGCTTGCCCAGGCCGTCCTCAGTCAGGATGAAGATCGGCGCTGGACTACCGGCGGCAAAGGTTGTTTTGCCGATGCCATGCACGCTATAGATCATGATGCGCGGGGGTTGCAGCGTGGTGTTGCGTGATACTGATTGCAGGTTAATTGCCATGATTCCTCCGTTAATTAAGTGAGAACAACAAAACAACAAAAATCCAAACTGCTGCAAATGTTACCAATCCCAAAACACAATCAAGAATAATCTGTTTCATATTTGCCCCCGATCGTCTGCCATTTCCTGCGCCAATTCTTCGACGCAATCCGAATCAGAAAGATGCTGCTTGAGCATGGCCTGCACCTTGTCGTAAAGGCGCTCGATGCGGTGGCCTAATGCCTGTTTGTTTTTTCCCAGAGCAGCGACTACAAGCTCATATGCAAAGCTGCTGTCCAATTCCTCAGTGAGGAATTCGTAAAGGTCAATCTCAGTGCGGCCGAGCTGTGGGAATTTGCCGGTGTCGAGCACTTCCTCAACTATCAATTCGAGTGCGTCTGCGCGGTCATTGTCTGACACTTTGCAGGCTTGCCGGTTGAAGGGGAAGCAACGCTTGCAGTCGTCGGCACCGCAGAGGCAGGGTTCTGGGGTCATGATGTTTTCTTTTTGTAGTAATAAGCCAAAGTAATTAGCGCATCGTCGCGGTACTTTTCGGCATATTGCCAACCGTCGCGCCATGCTGCGGAAAAGCTGCGCGACCAGGTCAACCGCCCGTCATTCTTGCGCTTGTCTTGATACGGGCATTCGCCTATTAATTCGCCGCTTAAAAACGCCGCAGCGCCTTTGAGAAAAGCGCCCCGTAAGGCGCGATTCAAAGACATAAAATTAGGCGGCATCATTATGACGCCATCCATTCATTATAAGATTTAAGCGGCGCGCCGTTGCGCGTAATGTCGCCGCCTTTGCCGTTGTCGGCGCAAGCCAAGTAAATTTGATATTCGGCATCGTTAGAACCACGAGCCTGAGTTTGCCATTCGGCATTAACTTGAAGATTTGCGGAAGTGTTCATTTTGTTTCCTTTCGGTTGGTCGGTTGTTTGCTGCGATGTGTGAATAATAGACACCTGTTTACCCGAAGTCAACAACCTTTTTAAAATAATTTGTGTTATTGTCGCAATTCTTGTCTTTTGGTCAACTTGGAGGGTTTATGTATATCATGGTGAAAGAGGCAGCAGCAAGGCTGAAAGTCAGCCGACAATGGATTAACACACTAATTAATAACGGGAAAATATCAACCGCCATCCTTGCCGGTCGGCGCGTTGTCATTGCTGACAAGGCATTCCAGGCGATGGAACGAGGGCGCCGGAAGGCGGGGAAATGATGCACCACAGGGCGAAAATACCGTTCAAGATCGTGCGGGAATGCCGCTATCAGCGCGAGCATTTCGGGCGATCTTATGCAGTGCTGGGGGCGTTTTATGACGTGTCTATGTGGACGGTCAGATCGTGGTGCGAATACCAAACGAGGATTACGCGATGAACGTCAAAAACGCGATTAGACCTGAAAACATGGTTTGCCCACATTGCGGCGGTAAGGGCTTTCAAACAATTGAACGGGCGGCTGGGCAAAGTTTTGTGTGCAAGGACTGCCGCAAGACGTATAAGCGCAAATCAACGAGTGGCAGCGGTCAGATTGCTGGG